TCCATTTACGTTAACAGTTCCTGTTGTTTGTATACCTGTATTACTTGTGGAAAGTTTTATATTTCCATTATAATATAAATCTAAACCAGCTGCTCCTTCAGGAGCGTTTATTAAATTTGCAGTTCCAGCAGCGTTTTGAACAACTAAATTATTTGTGTTCATTACTAAATTTCCTGTTCCTGTTTCTTTTATATAAGAGTTAGAACCATCATGAAAAATTTCTAAATCACCAGAACTACCAAACTTTGCTTTATCATCATCAGCAAAATCAATGTCGTGTCCATTAGATTCTAAATCACCACCAAGTTGTGGTGTTGTATCGTCTACAACCGCTGCAATTCCTGATGTAGCAGCTTGGAATGTAGGTGCAGAACCTGCACCGTTTGATGTTAAAATTTGTCCTGATGTTCCTTCTGAAATTGCTCCAAAAGTACCACCATCATTTGTTTGAACTTGGCCATTTGTTCCTGCAGGATTACCTGCTGAATCATTAACCCAACTTAAACCACCATTACCATCAGTAGAAAGTATCTGACCTGCAGTACCTGCACCATTTGGAAATGTTAAAGTTGTGTCTGATGTAATATTGTCTGGAGCTGCAATAGATAAATATTTTGCTTCATTAACGTTCTTACCATCTGTTAAACGAATCTCACCTTTTTTGTCGTTAAGTCCTACTACGATTGGACCTGTGAATGCTGTAGTTTTTTCTGCCATAATAAAATATACTCCTATTTCAATTTTTGATCAAGTTTATACTGACCCTATTGGCGTAGTTTCTTGATCTTCTCTGTTTACTTGCATGGCGGCGATTGTACCCTGTACTCTACCGGTTGTATTTGTTGTAAATACTAATTTATCTCCGCCTTCTAGCACAAGTGGCCCTGTAAGTAAATTTAAATATTGACCTGAAGTTAAAGGAGTAGAGAACACTATTGTTTGATTTGCTACGTAGTTTCTACCTGGTCCTCGGTCTAATCTAACTTCTATATTAATAGTGCTACCACCTGTATTATTTACGTAAAAAGCGTTAATAATTGAGTGTGAATCTGTTGGAATTCCATACACTGTTTGCTCACTCGCTGTTGGAGTAAGGTCATAAATCATATTTTTAAAACTTGTTGCCATAATTAATCCTTAATATCCTGTTGCAATAGTATACCACACATCTCTATAACCGAAAGCGTAACCACCATCTCCAAAATAAACAAATGTTCTAGCATCTCCTGTGCCAAATCCACCATTCATCTGTATGTATCCATTACTATAACCATCTATAGTAACTTGATAACCTTCTGAATCAAGTCCTGCATCAACTTTTGCTGTATATCCATTTATAACTATTCCTACTTGGCTTCCTGGAGCTGGATCAAAAGGTAATTGAAGTGTTGTTCGATTAGGACCAAAGTCAGGAGGGATTGGAGCAAAATAACCATTTGTAACAAGATACCCTCTGTCTGGATCTAATGAAACAATAGGGGCAGTTACAAAAGGGTAGCCGGTACCTACCGTAGTATCTATTCTGCTGTAAGGAATTCCTCCTCCACTACCACCACCACCAACTTGAGCTGTAGCAGGGCCTGAAGGTTTTGCAGGTGCATTACCTAAAAAGTAAGATAGTTGTTCTATCTCATTAAAAGTTTCTCCTTGAGGTTTATATTGAGCGTTTAATTGTTGAATTACATTATTAATTGCTCTTACAATTTGTCTTTGATTACCAGCATCATATTCGTTTGTAGGATCAGGAACTCTAATTGTAATAGCCATTATCTTCTACCGTCCGGTTGTATATCAATTCTAAGTGTACCATATCTCCAATTTTCACCATCTGCTGCTCCAGTATTTTCAATTTTTATACTTAAAAACCTACCTCTCGCTCTTGTATCTTTTTTCTCTGTTGTAGATGTAACATCAAAAGAACTATAGGTTGATGCTGTTCCAGTATCTGATGGATATCTTTTTAATGTTAATGTAACTTTAACTGTTCCATCTAAAGTTTTAAAATCAGGTATAAATCTTCTCATAGATAAAAAGACTTCTCCATCACCTATTTGTGGACTTGATATATCAAAATCAAATGATTCAATATTAGATGTAATTCTAGTTATACTACCATTTAAGTTTTCTTGATCCACACCTACTTCGTGATTGTATAAAATAGTTTTACCATATCCATTTGGTGCTGCAGGCTCCCCTATAACTTCTGGAAAGTCTCCATTTGTAGTGTTGTCAAAATCTGTTGCAAATGGTTTACTAAATACATTTGAATCAGCCCAAGAAGTTCTCGGTGTATTTCCTGTATACCAAACACCTTCTGCAAAATTAAATATTACATATCTATCGTTATAATCAGCTGATGAAGACGGGTAGTCCCATCTAACTTCTGTATATAAATTATTTACACCTGCATAGATTTGTTGACTTTGAGTTGTATCAATATCATCATAAACATAATCTTCAACAGAACAATCAATAGTTTTAACTGATCCGTCATATTTAAAAAATCCTTTATCACTTAACCAATAAGCAACACCATCAACTTCTACAACTGCATTCTGTCCAATCAAACCACAGTTAGTACCTACTTGTTCAAAACCAAATACGAATGGACTACCTATGTGTCTCATTAAATATAAAGCGTTATCTGTCCAAATAAGAATTGCTTCTTTTGATTTAATAGCACCTACTATTTTTGTACCATCTTGAATTCTTTGTGAACCGGCAGAGTTACCTGCTGTAATATCATATGTGTTTATTTCTTCTTGTGAAGAAAATCTTACAAACATATCATCTTGTGTCGATGGAACACCAACAGTTGTTTCTGTACCCATATGAATTAAGTGTCTTGTAGTTGGAGACACCATAGTAATTCTAGTATTTGTTGGGTTTAAATCTGTTTCAAAACCTGTAGTTAATATAGACGCTCGCTGCCCGAGTGGGTTACCAGCAGCGGGATTCCATGTAAATGTTTTACCATTTAAAACAGTTGCAACTAATACTTGACCAAAGTTTGATAGTGACCATAAACCAGGAGGAGTGTTAACTCCATTCGTAGTTGCATCTTCACCCCAATTATTAGATCCACCCCAAACTCCTGTACCCCAACCAAAGGTGAATTTTTGTATTTGATTACCAATAGTTTCTAATGGAATAATAGAACAAGAACCACCTGGACCTGCATTTCCTGTAGCGTTTGCAACTGGTGTAACGGTAAGTTCTGTGTCTGATACAATTGTTTTTACTTCATATAATTTATCTTCAAAATCAGAATCTGTATAACCTGTACCAGCAGGTAAGGTTACATTTTCAAATTCTATTATATCTCCTGCAGATATATTATTAATAGATGTTGTTGTGATTGTTACAACATTAGAACCTGAAACAGTTGTGAAAGTACTGTTTTTAAATTCATCAATTGTAGCTGGAAAACCACTACTTCTATATGGTGTGATATCGTAAAAATTATCTTCGTAGTAAATTAATAAAAACTTATCTGTTCCAATAGCTAAATATTTATTACCATCATTACCTCTAAATGGATGTAGTCTTCTTGATACAGAAGAAATACTTTCTCCACCTTCTGCTTTCCAACCACCTACTTTTTCTGGTAATGAGTATCTAAATCTAACGTTGTCACCACCTACATAACGTGCGACCGCTCCAACCTCAGAGTTTTGTTTATCGAAACCTGGTTTGATTTGCCATTTGCTAAGAGGCATTTTTACCTCCTATATATTATCTTTGTAGGTCCATCCTACAGTTGCATTTACATAAACTAAAGTAAAATTTTCATCGTCTGTTGAAACAGTTATATCCCCTGGAGAACCTGCAATATTTTCAGCTCCGGGAGCAACAGTTAAAGCATTAATGCTGTAGCTTTGTCCACCATCAATTAAACTTACCTCTGATCCAATAGACGGACCTGTTGGTAATGTGATAGTTAAAACACCGCCTGATGTGTTACAAATAATTTGATCTCCATCTACAGCTGTATAAGAAGTAGTTGTTGACTTATAACCTTTGTTTATCATCCCTTGATTTACATTAGTTCCGTCAGAGTAAAGTAAAGCTTTCGCACCTGTTGCTAAAGTAACTCCAGTTCCTGAAAAAGTTTTAACAGTTAAAGTGTAATGTGATGCTGATCTATCTGTTGCATCTTCTACAACAAATACTCTTTCTGATGAGTCAGGCATAGTTACAACTCTATTCCCTGTTAATGTTCCAGTTAATTTAAAGTATAAATTTTTACCATTTGAAGTAGCACCATCTGTTAATACTAAATTAACGTCAGCTCCGCCTACAGCTAAGCTTAAATATCCACTCGCTGCTTGCTCCAAGATTTGTAGATTCGTGTTTGTAATATTACCCCATAGACCAGATTTTTCACCGGTAACTATAAGTTCTAATTTTATATCATTTGAATAACTTGATGCCATATTTTATCCTATTCTCCAGGAGACGGAGAGTTAATAGCAGTTCTAATTGTACCGTCCATATACTCGTCTCTTCTTCTTCTACCTTGTTGTTCTATACCATATGTAGCCATACTTCTACCATAAGATTGCTCGTATAATTGTAACATATCTGTTGGTCCTTTTAAATAGCCGTAAGTTTCAGCTAAACATGCATATAATATTAAATCTGGGTAGTTTGTAGATACATAAGTTGTAGTCGCATCACTAGCTGTAATACTGTCTGGTTGCTTGACATATGCAACGTGGCACACGTAGGCAGCATCGGGCGTCGGAGCTAAAAAAATAGTAGATGCATTTCTGTTAGCATAGTATTTTGGAATATTATTAGGTGCAGCAGATGCTGTACCCGGTGTGTTATAATACTCTTGCATGAAAGAAGTATCTCTAAGTTCTAAATTTTTTCTAACAGCTGGTGTTTCGTTTGTATCATTAATGTAAATATATCTTATAAATCTTGTATTAGCTGGTGCAGCAACTTCTCTATTACCTGGAGTCAAAGTAATTGTATCATAGAAACGAGCGTCATCTGTATCTGTTTCTCTAAATATTCTAGCTTCAGCATTTTTAACAATAGTTTTAAGAATAGCATCATTTAATACTGTGCTATCAACTTCTGTGTAACTTCTAATGTCTGATTTTAATTCTCCAAAATTCATAATTATGCCTTAAATACTATAGGTCCAGCTGAACACTGTAAACCTCCTCCATTTTCCCTTGTATTAACATTTTGAAACGTAGTAAAGAAAAAACTATTATTAACTGTAATAGTTGATGGTTGACCGGGATTGGGAATAGTTGATGAAATCATTGTTATATTGAAAGCTCCGAACACTCTAGCGCCAGTACTATGAGAGCCAGCTGTTGTATTTGGTGGAGTCACACCTCTAAATTTAGCAGCTGTTCCTCTTACGCACCCTGTTAATTGATTCCCTACTTTAGCTGCATATGAAATAGTTTCATTTTTAAAAAGTAAAGTTACAGGGTCTATTTTTTCTATCGTAATATATCCAGTTACAGGGAAATAAGTTGCATCAGTTAGATTTATAGTAGTTGTAGAATCATTTATATCTCCATCTAAAGTAGTTTCTAGCTGTATTGATTCTATGTTTGATCCAGGGATTGGACTTGTTAAATTAGTAAATCTAACCCAATCATCTGTTTCATAACCACTGTTTGGAAAATTACACTCTAGTACATTAGTTGGTAGTCCTAAAGAACTTAATGCTACAAAAGGGTTCTCAGGTAATAAATCAAAAGTTGGTGGCTCAGTTCTATCAGGTCTAGCGTTTTGTAAACCTTGTGGGTCACCACCGATTGGTATTGGATTTAATTGAGGTTGTTTAGGTTCATATTCTGAAATATGCACAAAAGCTCCATTCCATTCTCTTACCATTTCATTATAGGGAAACTGCATTCCTGACCGATCAGAGATTGCTAATGCGTGTCTGCCTTTTGATAAATTAGTCAT